TTATCATAAACTTATTAAAAAAATGGCTTTTTTGTTTACAGAAATACCTACTAAATTAGAAAGTAAAAGAATAAAATTAGATGGTAATTATTATGAGTTTAAACTTAATGCAGAAAATCTTTTATTTGGAGAATATATTAACGCTATGGAAACATTAAATTCTAAGAATGAAAATGCAGTAATAGAAAACTTAGATAAAATACTTGCTAGTATTTGCAGACCAGTAGAAAAGAAGTTCGGCAAATGGAAGGAAAAGAAAATGTCAAGCAAGTTATTACAAGAAACTGTAAAACTATTTAGAGATAAAATGAGTATAGCAGATGCTTATCCTTTGGCGGTTTTTTTTTGCAATCACTCAAAAGAGTTAATGACAAATATACAAACTTCTTTGATAACTCGAGCGGAGAAGATAACAAAGGAAGTGGAGATGGATTTAGCGACAGGTGGGGCTGGTGGTGCATAATCGATTCTTTGACTAACTCAAGAGTTGATAAATGGGAAATTGTCACAAAGTGGAACGTAATTCACGGCTTGAATATATGTTCATATTATAAAGATAAACAAAGAAAAGAAAAAATAGAACTAGAGAAAATTGGCAGATAATAGTTTACATAATGCTTTTACAGAATTTCACGCTACAGGAACAGAGGGTATAGTTGATAAATGCAGCTCCTTAGGAGATGTAATGAATAATTTAGGTATAAGGCTTAAAGATGAAACATTAAAGCAAATAGATACAATAAAAGATACTTCTGGAAATTTAAGACAATCCTTAAAATTTAATACTAAGATATTTGGAGAAAGTTTTGCAACAGAATTATATTTAGCTGATTATTATGATTTTATTAATAAAGGAGTAAGAGGTGCTGAGAGTTCAGAAAGGGCGCCTGACAGTCCTTATTCATATAAAGACAAACAACCTCCAGTAAGTGCATTAAAAGAGTGGAGCCATAGAAAAGGCTTAAACGAATGGGCTGTAAGTAAATCAATATTTAAAAAAGGAATTAAAAAGAAAGGTTACTTTGATAAGGTTGTAGAAGATGTAAAGAATGGAGAAATACATAGCTTACTAATACAAGATTTAAAAAGCGCTGGAAAATTAGGCATATTAAATGAGATTAAAAAAATTATAAAATAATGGCAATAACAGGAGTATCAACAATAGAAGACTTTAGAACAGTTTACAACCCTATTGAGTATGTGGCAACTTCAAATAAAACATCTGAAGATAGGTTTAAGTACATAGTAGAAGTATATGATGGAGTTACAAAGATAGGCACGTTAAAAATACCAGCAGACCCTTTGTTATATGGTAGAGCAGACGTTCAAGGAATAATGGAAAGTTATCTAACTAAGAATCTAGGAACTATAAACACAGCAGCTACAGGTGTAGCATTTGAAGACTGTAGTAACTCATATAAAGAATTTACTATAAAATTTGGAGAGGAATATGAAGTATTAGGAGTATTAACTGTATTTATGACACCAGCTTATGATACTACATTAATAACTTTTAATGGCTGTTTACCTAACTATAGAGATGCTTTAAATTTTGTAGATTATCAAGTAGCAAATAAGTACCAAGATTTTACAGTAAATGCAATTACAAGGAAGTTTTTAACTAATATGCCAAAGGGAGTAAGACCTCCAGACAGTAACACGCAAAAGGTAGAATTAACTGACAAAGGCTTTACTTATTTTTTAACAGAAACAGGCGAAGCTATTACACATTTTGAAGTATGGACTTATGACAGTTCAGGAGTTTTAATTGCTAATGTTGATGTTACCGCAGCTATTAATGATGATAAGATGATTCTTATACCTTCAAGCCCTGATAGTTTAAATAACATAGACCCTGCTGCTGTAAGTATAGCGCAGCCTATAATACCATCAAATTGTGCTTATTATTATATTGATTTATGGAACGGTGCAAATATAGCAAGTGAATCTTTACACTTTGATTTGGCCTCAGAATGTAGATATGAAGTAAGAAGATTAGAGTTTTTAAACAGTTTAGGAGGTTTTGATACGTTTAATTTTACTAAGGTTTCCAGAAAATCAGAAACAATTGAAAGAAAGTTTTATAAACAAAATGCTGATAATATGGTAAGTGGAGTTATTGATTATTCATTGGCTGATAAAGTTAAAACTCAGTATTATACAAGGTCTAGTCCAAAGATTAAATTAAACTCTGACAATTTAAGTGTAGACGTTTATAACTGGTTATTAGAATTAATAGAAAGCCCAGAGATTTATTTATGGGAAAATGGAGAAAGAATAGCAATACAAAATATTACTTCAGACTGGGAGGAAAAAAGAGCTGATACAGATAGTGTATTTAATTTAGAATTAGAACTAGAATTAGGAATAGATAATTACAGACAACGTGGTTAAAGAAGAATTATACATAGGAAATGAAAGGGTAGAATTATTAGGAAGTTTAGAGCCAAACTTGACATTCAATATATCAGATATTAAAAACCCTGATAAAAGGAAAAGCGACTACTCAAAAAGTATTTCGTTGCCTGGAAGTAAAAAAATAAATAAATTATTTGAGCATATCTTTGAAGTAAATATAGACTTACAAACATTTAATCCTAATTTAAAAACTGATGTATTATATTTAGTAAATGGAGAAACTATTATAGACGGTTATCTTCAACTAAAAGAAATTAAAATAATAGACGAATTAATAAGCTATGAAGTTACTATAATCGGAAGGGTAGGTTCATTCATTCAAGACTTAGGAGATAGTTATCTAGATGACTTAGATTGGACTTCATTAAATCATACTTATAATGAAGCAACACAGATTGCAAGTTGGGCTTTAAGCACTTATACTTACCCATTAATAGATTACGGTTTTAATAACGGCTTTGAAGATTTTTATGTAGAAGGAATGTATCCAGCAGTATTTGCGAAAGAATATATTGATAGAATGTTTGCTGCTATAAATTACACATATACTTCAACCTTTTTAACTACAACACCATTTACTAAGTTAATAATTCCTTATAATAAAAAAGAATTTAGATTAACAGCGGCAGCAATAAACCAAAGACTATTCCAAGCAAATACTCCAGAATGGCAATCTTCAGGAACGACAGATTTAAATATAGCTAGTGTTATACCTTTAAATTCAGGTGTTGTATATTCAGGAGGTAGAATTGTGCATACAAATGAAGTAACAGATGTTTCAAATGTTCACAATACAACTACTGGACTTTATACAGTAAATTTTAATGGTTTTTATGACATTCAAGTAAATGTTAAATTAAATTGTGAATTTAAACCTACTGGAGCTGGTGCGGAAGCAGTAGATGTATCGAGTGGTTTAATAGGTTCTTTACTAATAAAGAATACCACTACTAATACAGTATTAGATTCTATAGATGTTAATATAACTTATTCAGCTAATATACCAGCTGGAGGAACTGGAACAACATCAGCAACACCAACATATCCTGATACAGATTATAAAAAATATGGTTATATTCATAATGGTTATATTAATTTTCAAGATGATAGGACATTAACAAATGTTTATACATTAACAGCAAGTAATGTACAACTAGCAGCAGCTGATGTAATTGAGGTTCAATTAGTATGTATATTCTCAAGCACTAATGCAGTAGCTCCTTCTCATAGTGGTTATGGAAAACCATTTTTAGGATTAACTTCTGGAAATTATTATGATGGAACTTTAGATGTAAAATTAATAACCTCTACATTTTCTAATAAAGTAGTAAATTCTGGAATATTAGAGGGGGATGCTATACAGATGGTAACAGCAATTCCTCATATTAAACAAAGAGATTTCTTTATGTCTATAGTTAAAATGTTTAATTTATATGTTGAGTCAGATACTCAAAATGATAGACATTTATTAATAGAACCTAGAGATGATTTTTTAACTTCTGATATTGTAGACTGGTCGCAAAAGTTAGATAATTCAAAAGATGTTTCTTACTTACCAATGGGAGCATTAGATAGTAAAGATTATTTATATACATACAAGCAAGACAAAGATTATTACAATAAACTTTATCAAGATACTTGGAGCGAAATTTATGGACAGGAGAAATACGAAATAACAAATGATTTTTTAAAGAATGAATTTAAAACAGAATTAATATTTTCTCCAACTTGCTCAGTAGGTCAAAATTATAATCAAAAGGTATTACCAACTATTAAGCTATATGATGAAACTTTAGCAGCTGGACATAATGAAGCAAGATTAATAAGCAATATAAGAATACTTTATTATGGAGGTTTAAAAACTGGAGACTGGAATCATTACCACTCAGGAGGGTTTACTGTTAATTTAACATATCCCTACGCTGGACATTATGATGACCCTTTTAATCCTACATTAGATTTGAATTTTGGGATAAATAAAGAAATATATTGGGATAATACTTTTGCTCCTATAACGATAAGTGACAACACAATTTTTAATAAATATCATAAAAAGTTTATACAAGAAATTACAGATGTAAATTCTAAAGTAGTAAGAGGATATTTTAATTTAAGTCCATCAGATATTAAGAACCTAAGTTTCAGAAAACAATTTAGATTTAATAATGCTTATTTTAGATTAAACAAAATAGAGAATTATAATCCATCTGAATTAACTATGTGCGAGTTTTTAAAGATTAAAGATGCAGAGGTTTTTGTGCCTACAACAACAGTAATTAATGGAGGTATAAATGGAGATTTACCAGTATTTACAACAAGTCTTATTACAAATAATAATTCTATAAGCAATCAAAACGTAACAGTACAAGGAAGTGGAAATTATGTAAATAGGTCAAGTTCTAATATTCAAATTAATGGAAGCAGTAACAGAGTCTTTGCAAACTGTAGTAATATACAAATATCAGGTAGTAGTAATATAATTAATCCAGGTTTAAGAAATATAGTTTTAATTAACACTAATAATGTAGAGGTTACAATTAGTGATGTTTCTTATTATGATAACCAAGCAATAGGACAAGATAGTCTAGTAGAAGTATCTACAACACCATATACAGCAACTGAAGAAATATTAACTTACTTAGTAGACACTAATGCTGGGAATGTAGAATTTTATCTACCTGACACTACTACTATAGGGCAAACATTTGTAGTTAAATTAATAGAAGCGTCTAATATTTTAAATATAACAACAGCATCAGGAACTCCTAGAATAGATGGAGTAGCAAATAAATCAACATCTACATTATATGAGTGTTTCGTTATACGATTTGATGGAGTGAATTATCAAATTATAAGCAAGAATTTATAAAATAAAAACAATGGCAGCAGAAACAATAGCATTAAATGTAAACGTAAATACTGGTGAAGCGGTATCTAGTTTAGGACAGTTAGAAAAGGCTACTAAAAAAGTAGGGCAAACAACTAAAGAAGTTGCTAAAGATACACAAACATTAGACCAACAATTTGATGCATTAAATAAAGAGATTAAAGAAAGTCCAGTAAATATTCGTGCAATGAATAAGCAGATACAAAAGTATCAGGCAATAGCATTAGAAGCTGGAAGAACGTCACCACTAGGAAAACAAGCTATACAAAAAGCAGCGGCTTTAAAAGATAGATATATTGATATTCAAAATGAAGTAAATAGACTGGCCAATGATGGAGTAAAACTTAAAGCAGTTTTAGATATTGGTTCTACTATGGTAGCTGGGTTTGCTGGTTTTCAAGGTGTTATGGCTTTAGCTGGTGGAGAAAGTGAAGAACTTAGAGAAACTATGGTTAAGCTACAGGGTGCTATGTCTTTATTAATGGCAGTTGAAACTCTAAGAAAAAACTTAGAGAAAGAAAGCACAATAGTATTAGTAGCAAAAAATACAGCAGAAAAAGCTGGATTAATATTAACAAAAGCAACAACATTAGCACAAAAAGCACTTGGATTATCAACAGATTCTACTACTAAGAGTTTCAAGTTAATGAGAGGAGCATTAATAGCTACTGGAATAGGCGCTTTAGTTGTATTGATAGGAACTTTAATTGCTCAATGGGACAATATTACAGCAGCTTTAAGTAGTGCATCAAAAGAGCAAAAGGCACTAAACGAAACTATGGAAGCCGCAGCAACAGCAGCAGAAGAAGTTTATGTCGAAGTTAATAAAGTAGAAACCGCTTTTAAATTAGCTGAAGAAGGAGTAATAAGTAAAGAAGAAGCATTAAAAACTTATAATGAAACTATAGGACAAACAATAGGAGAGGCTGAAAGTTTAGAGGAAGCAGAACAAAAGTTTAAAGACGGAACTGCTGATTATGTGAAAATGGCTATGTTAAGAGCGCAGTCTCAAGAGCTGATTAAAATGGCAGCAGCTGAGCAAACGAAGGCTTTATTAGAAAGCACAAAAGATTCAAGAACTTGGGTAGATAAAACAGTTGGTTTTATGAATGATGTAGTAGCAGGAGCAATAGATTATAGTACTGCTGGATTGACAAATCTTACTGAGAAATCTAATGAAGTGAATGAATTGTTTAAAAAAGGTAGAGAAAAAGAAGCGATTGATGCCTCTACTTCACAAGCAGACATATATCTTAACTTAAACAAGTCTATAGAGGAACAAATGGCTTTAATTGAAGCAAAAGATACTTACATAAGCGAATCAGAAAAAGAACAAACAAAACTAGAAAAAGAAGAAGCAGATAAGAGAGACAAAGACAGGAAAAAAGCATACGAAAAATCAATAGCAGACAAGAAGAAACAAGCAGAATTAGAAAGAAAACTA